CTTTGGTCGGTTACTCCTGAAAGTTCTTGTAACTTTGTTTCAATATATTCTAATAAAGATATATGTCCTTGTATTGCTGTCCCTGTTTCAAGGTCTAATGCCTTGTTTCTATCCACAGAATTACTGGTAAGTTGCCCAGTTGATTGTCCTTTTTTACCTTCATTGAATGAATTAATAAATCCAAACTTCATAGCAGTAGCATAGTACATCCACTTTTCTACATCCCATCCATCTGGTATGAGTGCTATATCTATTAAGGCAATTTTACCTTGGTTAGTTGCAATAAGTAGTTCTGTTCTGTACCACATTACAATATAAAGGTAAATCCAAGGAACAAGTCTATCCATTAAGGATACAGACTGTGAGTTGGTAGCATTATATACAGTTCCTATATATCCTGAAGAACATCTAGAGATATTATCCATTCTTCTAAACTGTAAATTCTTGGGTTTCATCTTTACATGAATGTCATCACCTATCTGATGCCCTTCCCAGTACTCATTAATCCAGAACCAAGATATTTTTTCTTCAGCTCCTGGTTTATAAGATTCATCTACAGTTGTCTTTTGCTCGATGCCTAATTCATTAGTAAAAGTAAGTTCACCTACTTTTCTTTTGGACTTCCAAGTTACATGACATACTCTAATGTTTCCATCAGAGTCCCATACATTATTTTGGCTAATAACTGAAGAACTTGCATCTTGAGAACCTATAACATGTCTGTCTGGTAAAACAAACTCTTGATTTCCAAATGCATTTTTATCTCCTATATCATCTCTTTCCAAGTCATCAATTTCAGATGGGGTCAGGTCCTCATAATAGTAATCAACAATTTCTGATATAGACATATATGTTTCTTCTACAATAATTTCTGCTTCGTCTAAGAAGTCAGAATTATGCGGTAAAAGTGCAGATATTTCTATTGGATTACATCTTCTTGCTCTAGGCTCATTTGCAATCACATCTAAATGATAAATCTCTTCACCCCCTAATAGGGCATCCTCCCAGCCTCTTTGGAATAATTGGTCAAGCTTTAGGTCTTTCTCTAAGTAAGTAAGGATATGTGCAGCCATTTGTTCTCTCATATCTTGATACTCATACTTAAAGTACTTATCAATTTGTTGAGGTGTCTCTGGTTGTTCTTCTCCTTCTTCTTGTGGACCTATCATAGAAGCTAATTGCTCTTGTAAGGCAAACTTAACAGCTTCTTTTCTTTTGTCTTCTTTAGCACTAATAGCATCTCCATTTACTGCTCTAACTACGTATGAGAATTTTCTCTTGGTTTCTTCACCAAAAAGTAAATCAAATATAGGAGTAGCAATAGGATAGTATTGCATATTAGCTGGAAAGTCAAATCCATCTTGAGCTAGTCCAAAAGGATTACAAACATATTCTAAATCTTCTTTATTAAACTTACCATTATATAAGTTATAGTTTCTAATCTTTTTGGATTTAGGCGACCTACGAGTATTATCATACAGTGCAGTTAAGTTAATACCTGCTTCTATACACTCTTTAGCCCACTTATCTGTTTTCTTAGACTTAGCTAACTTTTGTCTTGGGAAAGTTAATGACTTGATTATGTCCTTATTCATAAATTAGGAATATCTGCAAATATAAAACTAATATTTGTTAAATAAAAGTCTTTTCCTGCCTTAATATAAATAATAAAATTTTTTTATAGCCTAAAGTTTTTCTTTTTTGTAAACAATGGTTTATTCCAAAAATCGGAATTCATTATGTCTGTTTTATCAACTTCTTGCATCTTCTTAATATCTTGCTTTCGGGTTTCTTGTATAAAATAGATAACCATCATGAATGCCATAGCCCTATCAAAGTTACCTTCATTGTTATAGGCAATAAGTTCTTTAAGTAAAGGGATGCACCTAATCTTATGTAGATTGAGTACAGCAGAGTCTGCCTTATCATTGTATGATTCTATTAGCCAACTCTTTATTAGTTCCTCTCCGTGTCTTTTAAGGGGCCCATTGATGTGCATACCATATCCTCTATTAACTCTAGAGTTCTGAAGTACATCTTTAATTATCTCAGGTTGCTTCTGCAATAAGTATAAAGAATTAACACCTTCAAAGTAATCAAAGATTCCTTTTCTTTCATTCTCATATAACAACTTAGCATTATAATACATTAGAACTCTCCTAACATTTTCATAATACTGCTTTGCAGTAGAAGGCCTACCTGTATACTCAGCTACTACTTCTTTTTGTAGTTTATCATAAACTATAAGAGAACCTAATGAGGTTGTACCTGCTTCATCATGGTCATAGGGGTCACATCCAGCTAGATATCTACCATAAGGTATAACTCCCTCTCCATCCTCATAAGGATGGTTATAAATAACTAAATTACCCTCTTTATTCTCCTCTTGCTTAAGAGGATAAGAATAAATAGGCTTTTTAGAGGGGTCAAGTTTCCAATCTACTTTATCTGTCTCAGTATTAATTATTAATTTACCATGATACTCAGCATTAAGATACTTATCATCCCCTTCTATTTCTCCTAACCTTTCTTGTAAGTAAGCTATAGGAAATATATTGCCTATCTTAGATAAAAACATCTCACTAGGCGTGAGGGGGTAGTTCATCATCTCAAGGTCAAGTGCTGAAGAGTCTTTAGATAATATCTTAGATTTTCTATCTTCTAATTTCTTTTTAAGGGCTGCCTCTATATCTGTGTTACCATTATCATCTTTAAATTGGTTTAAAGCAAAAATGGCTGGTACAAACCAACCAGTCTTCATTCCAGGCTTCTCTGAATCTGGGAAAGAAATAAAATCAAATCCTTTAGGGTCTCTAAAAATAGTTTCAGATTCTACAATCTTCTCCATGTTACCTCCTGTACCTAGATATACAGAAGAACCAAACTTAACTGTTCCCTCTAATTGGCATGCAGTATTAGAACCATGTACTGTAAGAATGTTAGGACATAAGCCTACCTCTTCTACAACAATAACTCCAGGTCTAGTACCTGCTGCTGCTTCTGGATTTTCAATAGAGAATGTACCATGCTTAATATTAGACTTAGTACCTACCTTCTTCCATTGTCCACCAATCTTCTTATCATACCAGTGAATCCAAGGATTCTTCATATTGTTAGGTCTTAATGACCCTGACATCTCCTTATATAAAGGTGATGGACAATACTCTTCTCCTTTACCCCAATCTCCTGGTAAGTTCTCTAATGCAGATTTAGTTTTATCTAAAATGTCTGCAGACTTAGAGGTTAAAGCAGCTCCTACAAATACTTCTACTTGATAAGGATTGTCAATTGATTCTTGATTGTATATTCTAGCCCCATCAAAAATAATCTCATGTAAAACAACACCTACCCCAACCATATATGATTTACCAAACCCACGGGCACCTAACATGAATAGATTTAAAGCCTCATTTTCATAGAGAGGGAGTCCATGGGGAGAATCATGAAGCTTTCTTAGGTATTGTCTTACTGGAATGTACTCTTTGAGTTTTCCTTTTGTAGTAAAACAACTTGGTGTTAATCTTATGGTTGGGTCTACTTGAAAGTCAAGTAGCAGGGTGTTGCAACTGAATTTATCATCCTCCTTAAAGCCAGAAAAACCCCTAGCTTCAATCCAGTTGTAAAAAAATTCCCATTCAATATCCCTAAGGTAAGGTCGCATCTTTCTCTTAGGTGCTGTCTTAGGGTCATCTTCATGGTTATGTAATATTGTACCAAAGTTAACATAGAAGTAAAGGTTCTGGGGCATCCATCTCCACTTATTGGATGCAACTGTTTCATCCACAAGGTTATTAACATTAATGTTAATACTTGCTTCATCCACAGACCAGAAACCTTCTATACATCTCTTCTTATGCAATCTCCAATATTCAAGATAGTTTAATGATTCAGGATGATGTTCTTCAACCTTATCAATTAAAAAATTCTTTCTATTATTGATTCTTACAAAGGGATATATATTTATACCTTCTATACTAATTGGCTCTTCTATCATAGTTATCTAAACTTGGTTAGAAAATGACCATATATTTTCCCATCAAATTCAAAAGGCCATCCATTTCCCCCTATAACTAATATCATATCTCCATTCTCTTCAAAACAAGCATCTACAGACTCTTCATTAAAGTAAAAGTCTGTTAATTCTGGTTTAGCTACAATTCCCAATTTCTCTTCATTGTCTGCTGATTCCATACTTATTATATAAGCTTTCCCTTTCATCTACATTTCTTTTCTTTCTGAGGCAGATTCTTTTCTACCTCCCTTTGTTATTCCCTCTGCTGACTCCTCTTCAATTCTTTCTAATAACTTCTCATATAAATCAAATAATTTAGAAGTATTGGCCATAATTGTGTCCAAGTCTTTGGCGTTTTCTAAATTGTATTTAGTTTTCTTTAAAAACTTATCTCTTTCTTGTAGCTTAACCTCAAAATCAATTAAAGACCTTTGTACTTGAGAGGTATGTAATTTATAGTATACTTCTATAAACTCACCATACTCCTCCCAATTAAAATCTTTAATATCCTTTAAGTAATCATTTTTAATAATGTTTTCTTTCTCATCTACAGAAAGTTTAGCTAACTTAGAGTCTTTATCAGAGAAAAGAGCAATAGCCCACATGATTAATGAGCTATTAGTCTTCTTCTTTGATTTATCAGCTTTGTATAGGGAAGAAAAAGGTTCAATAATCTTAAACTGTGGCTCTAAAGCCCAAAAGTCTTTCCCTATATCAAAATTTGATAAAGTACTTCCCATTATACTGACAATTCAGGCATCTTGTCTACAATACAGATAATATTGTAATCCTTAATTGCAGCATATCTTTTACCATGTACTTCTACTATAGGTAATTGATGATTATTAATAATAACTTCATCTCCTACTTCTGCTATTGTAACATTAGGCCCTACTCCTGCAATAATTGCAATCATCTCTGAGCCCTTTTCTGCAGCTTCTGCTGCTTTCATTTCTTCTGACTTGATAATTCCTGCATCTGTTTCATCACTTACTTCTGGTAGTGAGATAAATACATTATCAAGTGTACATTTAAATCCTAATTCATTCATATCTATTCTTATTAAAGTTTTATAATTCGTTCTTTTAATTCAATCAAAGCTAGTAATGCAGTTTCATCTTGTTCAGTATTAGTTACAAAATGTGCTCTTGAAATCTTAAATACTCCCTCAATTAATCTTCTATCTGATTCTGACCATATGCTTTCCTCACTTACTAAACTTTTAGTTGGGTATTTCTCTGCTACCAGATTTGTATCTGTATTTGTTCTTGCAGGTACATCCTCTTTACCCATTTCACTTGTCACTTTTCTTGTTTTTGTTTCTGTTGTTGTTTCTCCCATTTTGTTTTGTTTTAAATCCTATTAATTCTCTTGTTTCTAATTCTACTTCTTCTCCCTTCTTCCACTCTAGTACTTCTTCGTATTTATGTTTAACTGTTAGTACTCCAAAGTCCTTATGTGCTATCTTACATCTAGTCTTATACTTAACTCCTCTATCAGTTAGAGCATGTATAGGCCCTGTAATCTCATTTAAATCCAAGTAATGGTTAACTAAGATGTTATTCTTTATCAGATGAAGGTTCCCCTCCTTGTCCTCTTTGTACATCTCTGTTATTACTTTGAATTCTTTGTGCATTTTCCTTTATCTTTTTTAATCTATTTGGATTCACTTTAAATACTCCTAAATGCATTAATCTTACAGATTCATATTCACCCTTTTCTATAATCTCTTTAAGTGCTTTAAACTGACTTTCAACTATTAACTTTACTATGTAATCTTTTAAGTTGTTGTCTAAACCTACCTCATGAATCAGTCTTTTATTCACTTTAGACATTATACTATCTCTATTATAATTGTTTTATCTCCTAGTTTTAACTTAGCTTCATTTCTAAACAGTGAATTCCTAAGTACTTCTTCTCCATCCTTATATTCAAAGTAATCTGTAGAAGCTAATAGACCAAAGTAAGTAAAAGAAGGATAATTATTCTCTACATCTTCTAATAAAGCAGTAAAATCTGATTGAGACATAAACAATAGAATATTCTCTTCCTCTATAGGTGTAATATAATCTTCAAATTCTATTAAAGTACTATAAGTATACTTAGGTGGGTATAGTCCCTCTGCTATATTACTCACTTAAGTTTGTAGTATTAGGAATATATTCATCAAAATCATACTTGGTTAGTTCTGTATTTTTAAAAGTTACTTCATATCCAATATATGTTAATATATCTTCTATAGTAGTTTCATCCACTGTTTCATAAGACTTATCTAGTTTATTTCCATCAATAAATATGTATACTCCCTCTTCTTTAATATGGTCCTGATTATAATCCCAATATTGTACCTCTATATTAATTTCTGATGCTTTCTTTTCTTTA